GTTCCAAAGTTCTGCCAAAAGGCTGTATCACTTAAACCGATAGGAACTCCCAGCCAATCCAGTAATGCTGCTTTAATTTTGCCAGGTTTCTTTGTCTGTTTCATTTAGACTCCTATCGGGTCTGCGAGGAAGCTATTAAAATGAGCAGAATCATCTTCTTGACCCAACGCAATGCCTAATGCACATATCAAAGCAACAGCGCCATCAATTTTGTTTTCTGGCCGTTCCTTGCGAGGGAAGATGTTTTCTTTAGCGTCCAAATGAGCCACCACGTTACTAATCATCCAAGTTAGCACTGGATCACCGTCAAAATGAAAGCGACCTTGCAGCACTAAAGCCTCTAATTCTTTCATCGGTTCAGACATATTCTGTACCGTCTGCCTGTATTCTATAACAGGAAGCCCATCATATTGCAATCTTTGCATAATTGAAGATGCTTGCCAAGGGTCAAATGCTGCTGTTAGTATATTAAAACGCTTTGCATCTTCTTTTATTTCATCTTCAATCACTGAAAAATCAGTCACATTTCCCGCTGTAACGCATAGCCTATTCTCAATAGCCCACCCAGAATATTGGCTATTTCTGCCATCTTCGACCGCTTCTTCAGGCAAATAATATCTACCAAACGCATAATAATGCGTAACATCGTCTATTTTGCGTGTAAATAGCTTAATTTTTGCTGCTATATCAACCTTTGTAGCCAAGTCACACGATATTACACAAGAATCGCCTTCAAAATCACGCTCATCAAGTGTTTCATCAGCGCATTTATCCCAATACTGCATATTCATCCAAGCTGTGTCAGCGTTTACCCATACGTTTAGATGCTTGGTGAGAAAGTTGTTTTGAGCTGCGGCCATTTGCTGCGCTTTAAGCGCTTTGCGCTGTAAATCCTCTGGCGACACTGAAATTCCATAGTTTGGATTTGCTTTTGCCCATGTTGCAGGATCAAACGGATCATCTTCGGCATCAATTGTCCAAATACAACCAAAATACGATTCGTCTTTGTGTATGTCATTAAGTATCTTGCGCACATACGCTTGCTGTTCATAGCAGATACCAGCTCTGTTTGATCCAGCAGTTGTGATTGCCCATATCAATGGCTGCGCACGAGCGCCTGTACCTGTCTCAATAACGTCCCAAACACCACGATCTTTATGGCCGTGAAGTTCGTCAATGATGGCTCCATGCACGTTTAGACCATCAAGGTTGCCTTGCTGGTCACGCGAAAGTGCTTTTAGGCTTGATGCATTATGGCGAATGAATACGCTATGGGCGCTAGTTTCTACGCCAAGTGCTTCTTTGAACGCAGGGCTTCTATCAGCCATACGTTTTGCATCATCCCAAACGATTTTTGCTTGGTCACGACCAGTGGCTGCACTATAAACTTCAGCGCCAGGCTCCCTGTCTCCAGCCAATAGATATAAAGCTACTGGAGCAGATAGCGTTGACTTGCCGTTCTTACGTGGGCACTCAATGTAGACAGTTCTGAACCTTCTAAGGTTTGTTTTTTCATTCAACCACCCAAAAACCGTAGTAAGAATGAAGCATTGCCAATCTTCAAGTAACAGATTTTTACCAGCGAATTGACTGCCTTTAATGTGAGGCAGAGATTCAATGAACCTGCACACTTGATTGGCTTTGTCTTTATCAAACACAAAGCCTTTTAGTTGCTTAAGATCGTTTTTTTGCCGTTGGCAAGCGAGTTTTACCCATTTGCAAGCAGGTATATCGCCTTTTAAGACGTTATCAATATACCGATTAGCGCGACCAACTGCGTCAAGCGGCAAATTCTTGGAACGGGTTTTCTGGTTTTTCATCTGGTTGTTGGATCTGAATTTTTACTCTATCAGCAGGTGTCATGCCAAAACGTGCTAGATAGCTCAATAATGTACTGTGCTTTGCACCAAGGAAAGCTCTTGGATCAGCGCGATGTTCAGCGACAAGTTCGCAAAAGGTTGACCATGCGATTCTATCAGCAATTGTAAGTACGCCTTGCACCATAATAGGAACAACCTCACGCCATACTTCCATTGCCCCTTCAGTCATGTGAACAGGTGGTTCTCCAATATCACCATCTGGATGAACAACTTTCTTTGCTTTTTTGTATCGCTCAGGGTGTTTAGTATCAGAGCCTTTTAATTTTGCCAGTTGAACTGGCTGTTTGAATGGAGACGCCATATTTTCCTCACGTTTTTACGATTGTTTCATTGCGGCCTTGAGAATACCTACGCCACCAATTATCGACAACTTCATCCCAATCTCTATACGAGTCTCGATTGCTAACCCGTAATTTACACTCGTCTTGATCTGCCATGACAACAATGACATCTGCATTAAGCATTTCTGCCCATTTCCTACGTTCACTATACGTTGGAGCGCCGACAATAAGCCAACAACGTGTGTATTTTTTTGATCTGCTTAATGCGCCGAGTTGAGAATTTCGTTCAAGCAATGCAAGTTTTAACCATTTATCGTAGTTTGTGTGCATTTCTTGACCTGACAATCTTGATTGTATTTCATCAAGATCTAGCACCAAGTCTGTTTTTACTGCGTGCTTTCTTACATAAGTTGTCTTGCCAGACCCAGGAGAGCCGCACACCAATGTTACAGGAATCAAAGGTTTGTCTTTAAATGTAGGAACGCTTGCAACTGGGGCATTAGATTCAGTAAATGACTTGAGTTTATGGCATGACTTACATAGACATTGAAGATTATCAGGATCGTCTGTTCCACCATCTGCTTTTGGCTTAATATGGTCAACGTCTGTTGCCAATACTAATTTCCCTTCAGCAAGACATTTTTGGCATAGGTTTGCGTCACGCATCAATATCTGTTTGCGCAATTTCTGCCATGCCCAGCCATATCCACGCTCGGTTGTTGTCTTTGTGCCATCGTGCCATTTAGATTTCATAGCGTTTGGTTACTGTCTCGTTCAAATCCATGCTCATCGCCGCTGAGTTCTTCTTCCTCAGACAAGGCGTAGAGCAAAGCATCAAGTTTGGCTTCTATTGCGTTTAGTTTTTCAAGCAGCTCTTCCATTACATTGCTCCAAGGTTAAGTTGACCAAAAGGTTTGTCACTTTTGATTTGATTGCATTTCCTACACGAGCAAGCCACATTGCTAAACGTATGCTTACCGCCTTTAGATATTGGCACAATATGATCTAGTTCTGGTGCATTATCGGCATGACTTCCACGCTTTGACTTTGGCGTCTTGCGTCCGCAAATATGGCAGCGCCATCCGTCTCTGTCAAATACATCAAATGGATCAATGTTATCGGCTTCAACGCTTCTATAAATCGCACGTCTCTTGGCTTTAGCTATGCGACTAAACTTCTTAGCTGTGCGCTTTTTTGATTCTTTACGACATTTGTCTGAACAATGATCTGGTGAACCACCTTTTGTTCTAATATATACAAATCGCTTATTGCATTGCAGACATAATTTATGTTTTTTAATTCCAGCTTTTGCTGAGTAAATCTTCTTGTTTCGTTTCTTAATGCGTAACAATGAAGCAATTTCAATAAGAATCTGTATGTTGTATAAGTGTTTTGAACGCAGATTTCTTAATGATTTTATTTCATTTATTAAATTGTAATTTGTATTTTTGTGCATGAACAAAGATGAGCATGACTTAGAGCAAAATGTAGAATACACGCGCCGCTTTGCTTTGAAATGCTTGCCACAATGCTTGCACACAGCATCAATAGATGGCACAAGATTACGCTGCTTGTCCCTACACGAATTTGAACAAAATCGTTTGGTTGGTGTCTTAGCAGCAAACTCAGTGCCGCAGCACTCACAAGTTCGTGTATATTTCGATTCAGCCATATTCCTACTACCTTAGGTTGTTGGTTAGAAGCCGGTCGGAGGTCGCACTCTGATCGGCTTTGTGCATTTTACAACACATCATTGCGATCTCCTAAAAAACTCTTGACACTTGTCATGCAATGAACTACATTGTGTTGCATACAGTCATTATGGCTGGTCACCAGGAGAACAACATGAACGCATTAACCAAACGCTCAACACAAAACATTGATCGTGAAAACACAATCATTGCATGGTCATGCGGCATTGTGCTTGCATCATTAGCCATAGCTTTTTTCATCTAATAACAAAACACACTACACTGTAGTACAACTTAACTAAGGAGAGTAACAATGAAACAGCAACACACACCTGGAATTATGGTGGCCGGTTACGAAGTAACTTCTGACGGACGGGTTTTTTCCCA